GAGAAGCCAGTGTACTCGCCGCTCGATACTTTGTCCCACAGATCATCGTTGTCGACATAGAGTTTTAAGAGCCATGTACCCTTCTTAACCAGAGTTCCACCATCGACTTCAAAATCAACGGGAGCTACATAGCTTTCTAAAACTGTCGACTGTTTGTCGGCAAGCATCTTAGTGTGCATCTCACCGAGTTGCTGAAATTCCTTCATCCAGTAGTGTGCCGCTTTTTCTACCTCCAATTCGGAGTAGATATGACCCTGTGCGTCTACTGTATCTGGAACAAGAACCTCACCAAAAACAATACGCTGAGCTGTCTTTTTAATGATGGGAACTCTGAATTTCATTCTAGGTTCTGTGGACGAACCCTTTAAGATAGGTGTGGATACTATGTTTTTTTCCATAGTATCTTCACCCCCATCCTCGCTCTCGTCTTCTTTGTCTTCTTCGCTCTCAGCCGCAAAGTATTCTTTTAGAGCATCCAATGCAGAAGTGAATGTAGAAAGCACTTTCGCTTTCATATCCTCCTCTGTCTCTAATGTACCACTAGATGGTACACCAATTTCGGTTGGTACTATTGTGTCCGCATCTGCTATGTTTTCTAGGGTATTCTCACAGCAAACTGCGACACCAACCACACCTGAGACACCACTTCCAAGAACAATTTCCTGCAAAGAGGCATCGTTGAATTTCTCTTTCGATACTTGCTCGAAGACGAAGAACTTTTCGAGTTCTTCGCAACCAAGATTCTGCACAGAAAACTTTTCCAACCACGCTGCACATTTCTCGTAGCTAGAAAAGTAATCTTTAGAAAACCTAATTGTCTGAATCTTGATCTGCATGAATTACTCTTCGCAAACGTAAGAGATGAGGTCGCCGGAACCATTACAAACAGCGTCTGTTCCTACGGTGAAACCAAACTTATTCAGTGTGATTCCTTGAGCGGCTGTGAGAGCTGACATGTCGCCAGCAAGAATACGTTTCACTCCACCCTCTTTTCCAGCAAGATCCGAGTCTGCAAATTTCTCGGCTGAAGCAAGGTCAGTCAAGTTCACTAAACGGACATAGCGTGGGGTAAAATCAAGAGCGATAACTTTGTCTGCTCCTGTTCCAATAAACGAACCAACTTTTTTATGAGATCCACTTGACATCGCGTGACTCCTTTTTCAAATATCATGGATGGTTATAATTATAAGTTTAGATGAATATAAGTTCAAGTCTAGAATATAATATTAAGCCATGTCTACAAAACATTCGCAACGAAAATGAAACGGAGGGATCTGAACTCCACTCTGTTTGGCAAGCTCGTCTGCACTGACCTTGGCTTCCTTCAACCCCTCTTTGGTGTAATCACTAGGTGCTTTGAAGTGGAAGAAAGGTTGTATGTCCTTGAGATCTTCGACATTATTTGCAGCTAGTATCTCGCTCATGTGCTTAGTACCTAGCTCAACGCTATAGGTCTGCCCGTCCATAGCCAGACACCCTAGGCAGGTTCTGCTAGACTTGATTGAACGGATGACAAATTGCTTTGCGTCAATTTCGGCAAGGGTTGTTAACGCTCCAGATGTCCTAGCCATGGAAGCCGTATGGTCGGCTAGACCGGAGAAGTAGCTCTCGGCTGTCCCTCTGTACCCTACTGGTACGACCTCAGATGCCAGTGAACCAGCCTCTATTTTCAAGGCTTTTGCTAGGTCCGCTTGCATCTTTGGTACTGCTACATCTAGGGGTTCATTACTCTCTAAGATGTTCTTACGGACGCTCTCCGCAACAGTCCTCTGTACGTTCCCCTTATAGAACTGACCAGTAGACCTAGACATCATCTTCTTGATTCCAGCCAGAGCATCGTCGTCCTTGTCCAACCAGAGTACCGGACTGACCTCGGGAAGCTTTGCCTTCTGGACAATCTCTATCTTGTTGGTCTTTATAAACTCGTTCTTGTAATACTTATAGAGATAGTCGATGTACTCTGCTTGGGTCTTGGCAATGTTGTCTTGGTATTCCCCCATTTTCGAGTCTATTTCTTTTATGAACGACTCTACCCACTTGTCGCTAGTTGTGGACTTGGATCCGGCTTCTTTTATAAGAGGCTTTGCCAGCTTCGCCCACTCGGAGAACAAGTATAGACCAAACGATGCAACAGTGTTGATGCTAGTGGGACTCTTTAGAGCCTTGTCTAGTGCTATCGACGTTGCTTTGAATACTGCAAATTTCTTATTCATCATCTTCTGTACCATAGAGTTTTTTAATACTCTCTTTGTCTTTTTCGACCAATGGCCTAGGTGGAAACCATGTAGCAGAAGTAGGGATTAGGACAAGCGGATCACCACTTCGCATTCTGCTAATGACGTCTGCATTCTTTCTTTTCCTACGCTCTTCTTCTACTTCCCTGTCCATATCAAACCTCGTACATTATTTCACTATAGATCTCTTTGTATAGAGCCTTTCTAATGTCAATCAATGCACGTTTCGTAATCTCTTCCTCTACATTTTCATCTTCTTTTTCCAGCGGAAATTGGTTCTGATTTGGAGCGATGACACCTGTTGCAGAGTTGCCTCCAACAGTCTTGGCTAGACCAACCAGAGTCATAGACATTGGGATGTCCGGATCAAAGTCAATCTTGTCTTTGTCGTACAAGGGGAGTTCCCTATTAAGGATGTCAGAAAGGATCTGCCTAGCTAGGTTCGGTGTAACTCCACCAGTCTTCTCTGAACCAGATAACACTTTGACCAAGTCTTCGTCGTTTGTGACGTTAGCTGAATTTGACACGAAGGTGTGGTATTTTAATCCAAATTCCTTGACGAGAATGCGGTTCATTATTCTGTCGAACTCTTTTCTTTCCGGTGCGAATACCTGCTCGTCTGCTAATTTTCTAGACTCTTGTGCAGTAGACCTATTGTAGTCATCGGATTTACCTACGAAGATTGGAGGAAGCCTCCAGCTTCTGCGTATTTTTTCCGAGTTATTCTTGTCATAGTTTTGAAACAACTGGTCGTCTTTTTGGACGCTAGATAGATCCTTGATTTCCATTTTCATGGTTCCTGGATTTATCTGTGTTTCGTCTGCTGGCTCTGCCTCTATAATTAGAAAACTGGAGCGGTTATTTTCACCCTTGACCTTTGTCTCTACAAACTCTTCTATCCGTTTGATTGATCCATCCGTTAGCTGGCCATTTGAAACCATTACAATCATGCTTGGAATATTGTTGTTTTGGAATGTGACGAAATTTATTTCTTCAGATGCCCTAGAACCATATATTGAGAACAGATTGCCTACGTATCTTGGAACGCCATACACGCTTCGGTTTGATTTTATCTTAAAATGATATACTGGATTTGCTAGCTCATTTTTCTTGGAAAGTAGCTCGCTATCAGGAATAACCTTCCCGTCTACTGATGATATGTTTCGTGGGTCACCCCACTCTTTAAAATACACCTTCTCTGTACCTACGCTCTGTACAAATCTCCTGAACTTTTTCCGTATTATTTTTTTCTCTGTCTTCTGTAGATACTCATTGTAATACACCAACTCCACTTTTATAGATTCTTCGTCTAGTGCGACTAATCTCATAGTGTGAGCATGTAGCCTTTCGATAGAACTAATACCTTCCTTATGTAGATAAGGAATGAGTTCCCAATAGGCATTACCGCACTCTTCCAACTCGTTTCTTGTCTCTCTACGAAGTGACGTAATATCATCCTCGAAATTGACATTATCTAGAAATTGTTTGAGTGTGTTTTTTTCTGCAAGGACGGCTTCTTTAAGCTCATCTCCTTCAACATTTTTCTCAACAAGTCTGTAACCGAAGCTATCAATATTTGTAGACATAGCGTCTATACATTGGCGAAGCTCGGTCGAGTTTTCTTTCAACATGGAGAGAACTAATAGCGGATAAGGAGGCTGTATGATTCCGCCAACACCCTCGAAAGGGTCTTCCATGATAGCATTAGATTCCTCTTCTCCAACAGCTTTCACAACTATGGATCGGAGAACCCGTTTATTGGTTTTATCCTTGTCTTGACTCTTGTTAATTTCAATAGCCTGAGCTTGTCTTTGCATATATTTCACCTTTCTGACGGGCAGATTTTATCACCAAAGCTAGATAACTCCAAACTCTCTTCTGTCTTTTTTTATCTTACGAAATAAGTTAGATACGGCAATTTCTAACGCATCAAAATCATCATCGTGTTCACAATCTGGGAACAAGATTAGGTTGTCTGTCAATTCTTGCACACCCCATTTTGGAAAAAACACGTTTCCGTTTTCGAACTTACTAGACAGTGTCCACGCTCGTGTTACCTTATCTTTCAATGTTATCACAGGCTTTACAGGAACGTTAGAAATGACTTGCAACAACTGCGACTGAGCACTCTGATAGGCGTTGGCCTCTATGAACACACGTCTAGGACGGAACTGGTTACTTTTTTCTATTATCTTCATCGCTTGCTGCAAGAAAGTTAGACGCTCTTTATATAGGTCTATCAGATAAACTCTCCCGAATTCATCTTTCCCAACTGTCGCAATACAAAAATAGTCAGACGTGTTTTTCTGTGCAATTGCTAAGTCTATCCCCTGCACTATGAACAATTTTTCTGGAAGCGAGTCGTAGTATTTGAACCACTCGTGTTTGAATATTTTTCCAACCATCATGGTTGTGTCATTCTGGTATTGGGTGTTGAATATGGCTGTACCCATAGCCTTTCGCTTCTTTTCCAGCCACTCCATAGGCATCTTGCTAGGCCAGATAGAGATTCCATCCTTGCTGATAGCAGGATAAATTCTAGGCTTGTAGTCGTCATCTATATTCATCAAGTGAGCATAATGGTCAGACGGGTTGTATCTGGTTCCGTGGATGAAAAACCGACCATCTGGTTCTAGAGTTGGGTCTAATACTTTGTAGTACCATATCTTAAATTTTTCACGCTGAATCTCAGTCCTAGAGTTCTCTTCGTCAACTAAGTCATCACCGATGATAAGATCATAGTGTCGCCCGATAATTGCACCGCCAACACCACAACAACTGATGGTTGATTCTTTGGCAAAGGTTGTTCTGTTTTTGACGTTAATTTCCCTGCTATCCCACTTCTCCCCAGCCTGTTCTCCAAAGATAGAAGTAAGCTTCTCATTGCTCTTGAGATGGTCTTTGATCTCTCGCAAAAAAATCTCAGCCTGAAGCTGAGTGTTCGAGACAATGAGGATACGGATGTTGGGGTTGATAAGTATCTCGTAGATAGCTCGGATGATGGTAAGACACACAGATTTACCGATACCCCTAGGAGCCAGTGTCAGTGTCTTGTTGTTGGATGACTGATGGATGAGCATAGACAAGTGACAAGGTGTGACAGTATAGCCTAGCACATGTTCCATCAGGTAGTCCAAACGACCATACTTCAGAACGGATGCTCGGATTACCTCGTAAGACGCAAGAGTTGCTTGCTGGTATTGCTCCTCTAGCCTAGTTCTGACCTCTAATGCTTCGGAAATATCTGGAACATTATCACTCATTCGTATCTTGTCCCTCTAAGAATTTTTCGAGGAGTTTGTTGATAAGAATACCCAAATTAGTTTTCTCGCCAATTCCTTTTTCCTTGAACGCTCTGTTTGACGAAGCGATATATATCTGTGCTTTTTCTTTTAATTTCACAGACATATTGAAAGTTGTTGCTATTGTCTTCAGTTTTCCACTCATTGCATCTCCAGAATTATAAATATATAAATACAATATGAGCATCCAATGAACAACTCTAATTAATATTAACCACCTATTTCTAAAAATAATAGAATGGAGTGTAAAATGGAATTTCAGAACGTTCAGTATATCAAAAATTACGACGGTGACACCATAACTATGAATATATCTGAGGTCCATCCATTACTAGGCCTCCACATTCCTGTCAGGGTGCGTGGTATAGACACCGACGAAATGCGAGATAAGACCAAGTCTTCAATAGATGCCCAACTCTTTGTCCATGGCATCCTTTCCCACGCCAAGAAAATTGATCTGAGAAATGTTGGCAGATGCAAATATTTTAGGATACTAGCAGACGTGATTGTGGATGGAGTTTCACTCGCGGATATGATTATAAAAAAAGGGTATTCTAAGCGAGTAGAATACCCATGAAGTGAAATAAATTCTTCTATGCACAGTGTCTAGGGAAGTTGATTTTTGTGGTCTTGAGTGCCTCCTTTGCTAATCCCACAGCGTCTTCTGCTCCTTCTGCGATAGCGTTAAGAACGTCTTGATACAAGTCGTCCTCCATGCTATGAGCAGATTCGTAATCATCGGCACTATCTTTAATGTCCTTAACCCTCTGCTTAACTTCATTCTTTGTCATGATCTTCCCCTTCACTCAGGCTGCCATTCTGTAATTTGACAGTAGTTTTTCCATCTTATAGATATTTCTTCTTTGTGAAAAAATATCATCTGTTTGATGTGTCAACACTTCTGTAATTCTGTTATATAATCCCCACTTGTTTTGAACAGGTGTTCTATCGATACCACTATCCTCCTCAACGAGTACCTTGACGCTTTCAAGGTACTTTTTTGCTATCACCTTTTCCTCAATACATTTTTCTAGAAACACCAAGGCTCCACGCTGGTCCATGTACTCATTGGTGTAGGTCTCTATAACTCCAGCGAATTCGTTTCGAAATGCAGCAATTCCCGTCACAATATTCTCTCGAATTGAGTCTAGGTCAATTCCATGAATATGCCGACTGTAGAATTTATTTAAGATGTGCGAGACAAACATTCCGTTGGAGCAAACCAGCCTATGGCCATAGATCTCTGTACGGAGGCCAGAGCTGCAGTCGTAGCTATTGGACACCCCAATCCTGAGATTTATAATATCGCCAACACCGCCGACGTCGTGGCGAACAGTCGGGAGGTCGTACTCGGCAAACAGGGTTGGACCACTGTCTGTCGTCTTAATTTGCTTGAATTTACAGCCCATTTCGTCCAAAGCCTTGGTTACACTGTCACACGCCTCCTCGTGCTGTATGAGGGTGTATCTGTCAGACGCAACGCTGAAAATTCTGGTGTGGTCATTGTCGTCAACAACTGCACAATGACCATCTAGCTTGCGACCATACTGGTCAAACAAATCAATCTTATTTGCTCTAGTCAACATCTCGTACTCCTTCTAATAGTTTGTTAAATTCACTTTCAGTAATTATCGATATCCCAAGTGTTTCTGCTTTCGTCAGTTTCGTATTCCCAGGAAGATCTCCGATGATAAGGTAGTCTAGCTTCTTGCTCACACCACTCTTTGCAATTCCACCCAACGCTCGTATATCAGCTTCAAATACAGGTCTATCTTTCGATAGTGTTCCAGTGATGCAGAAAGATTTTCCAGTAATTGGCGACTGCACTTCGACAACTGGTATCTCTGGCAATGGCTCTATGCCTAGCTCCAACAGGGAGCCAATAGTTTGACGCCATTGGTGCAAGCCTTCAGCCATTGCGTCAGCCCGCGACACGCCAATACCCTCTACATTTTCAGCCAAAATCAAGCCTCTAATTCCACTCTTGTATTCTAGGTCGAGTATTTTTTCTATGGTGTTGTATTGCGACTTCTGGATGAACATTTTCCATATAGTTGTTCCTATCTCTGGCATATTCAACGCACCGAGAAAGACGTGGAGTGGCATCTGCTTGAACTCTTGGTATGCGAGCATGTTTGCAGCTAGGCGACCACCACACCGCTCTAGGCTACTGATTAAACATGACGGGGAAACCCTGTAGAGGTCTGGGAGTTCCTTTACAAGACCTGTCCTATAGAGCTCGTCGATGGTTTCTGGTCCCATCGAGTAGAACCTAAAGTGATCTTTCAGTTTACGCACCCAATGCTCTATGTTGCCAATCTTCCGAGTGTCGCACCCGATATTGGGACAAATTAGGAATGGTCCGTCTTGGTGCAACGTGTGACCACACGTCCGACAATTGACCGGATATTCTAGTTCCATTCCATCTGAACGTCGTACCAAGTGTTCTACCTTTGGTATCACATCGCCTCGCCTAGAAACGCAGATAACGTCACCAACCCTCGGCTTGTCTGTTCCCCATATCTTCTCGATAACATCCAGATTTGCGAGACTTGCCTTTGCAACATTTACACCCAAGAAAATCTCGTTGAATTTTGCGACAGGTGTTATGTGACCGCCACGACCATGACTCCAGATGATGTGCTCTAGCGTAGTTTCGGCAGACGAAAATGGAAACTTGATTGCGACCTTGAAACGTGGTCGGTTTCGTGCATCAAAGCCAAGTTGTTTTTTCTCAGAAGAGGAGTTGATACTGACCACAATTCCGTCTACATCAAAATTCAACTCTTCTCTTTCCTCAAGCATCTTTTTGTATAGAGCTGGCAGACCATCGGCAGTTGTTGTGTGGAACACCACGTTGCGATACCAGCGTTTGAGCGTAGCAAACTGCGAGTAGTCGGCTTCAAACACGTCGTCCTCGTCAACTCCGTAGTACATCAGTGTGCAGTACTCGCAATTTTTAGAGCTAGACGAACGTGTTGCACCGCTTGCTCCGTTGCGTGTGTTTGAGTAGGGTGTCTTGTCTGTGGTCTGCTCTCTGTACTTGACAAAGTCTGTGGTCTTCATAACAATCTCAGCCTTTACAGAGCCAGTAAACTCCTCGTCCAGCACTAGACGCACGTTCTGCATTTTCACTACGTTTGCCGTGATATTTTCCCCAACATCTCCGTCGCCTCGTGTGATTGCCCGAACCAATTTTCCGCTGTCGTAAACTAGCTCTACAGCTAGTCCGTCGTACTTCCAACTCACAATCAATTTTTGGTCACCACACCACTTTGTGATCTTGCTGAAATCCACGCTCCCGTCCGGACCAACGCACGACAGCTTTGAAAGCGAGTGCATGAAGGTCGAGTGCTTGCATTTTTCTAGGTTCGACGTGTCTAGTGGTGTGTCCATGTCCGATGCATCGGCACCGAACATCGCGTCGTATTCTGCGTCTGACAATACAGGGGTTCCGTCCCTGTATTGCCTGTCCGCTTCTGCTTTGCTTATTTTAAATCCCATGTTTATTTCCTCGCATCAAACATTTGCAAATTGTAATTGGAAATAGACACTTCTTGCAGAGCAAGTTGTTGTCCATTTCATATCCCACAAGTTTATCCATCAGTTTTCTTTTCCAATCAATTGGGTAGTCTGGTCGTAGTTCGTCGTACATTTTTTTCATCTCAATATAGTCCTTTCTCAACTTCATTACTCTGCTCCTGCTCTATTACAGTAAACTACTCCACCTAGCATTGGTGAAACCCTTTGTATTTTTTACCGCACAACCTACACACAAAGTGGATATCGGAGATCTCCCTAATCAGCCTAGTCGCCTCTTCGGGAAAGCCAGAGGGTGTTGGTCCATCTGTTGGATCACTAGGCAATTCATTGGCAATAGACCGAACGAACGCAAGAAGTTTTTCGTATTTTTGTTGTAGTTCCATTTTTATTTCCTCATTTAATTGTTGCAAGTATTACAGCACACATCTTTAGTCCGTAGTATGCGAAACACAGTAGTATTCCGGCATACAGAACTAGACCACACACTTTTAAAATTCTCATACCTAACCTCGTTCTAGGCTGTTTAGTTTTCGATCAAAGCAACTAACAACGCTCGTTAGCTTTCTGTCGACACCACTTGGTTTTCAGGTCCGTTACGAGGTCGGCTACGTTGGCTCCATCCCGTCGAGCATACACGCTACTCTTTGGCAATCTCAGATACGTATTGACCTCGATGTTTCGCCACCAATGGGTTGTATCGGTGATGTACCACTCGGCTGAAGCGTTGCGTAGGAACCAATCTTTTATCAGTATGCCTAGCAGCGTCGCAGCAACCGACTCGTCTCCGGTATGGGTAAATATAGGATCAAGTGGAGTGCCACTCCAATCAACCTCCGACGCACGAACAGCGGGAGTCCAGTCGAGTGGGACGTGACCAAGTAACTGACCCGATACCGAATTGAGGGTGGGAATTCTTGTGCTGAAATAATCCTCAACACCCTTTACTTCCTGTGGGGAAACAGACAAGTTGAACTTTGCAATTCTTGCTCGTTCTTGTTTGGTCATTTTCACAGGCACCATCTTAGCTTCCTCATTCATCCTAAACATCTTGATTCTCCTTTGGTTGTGGTATGGTGTTGCAACCAACCATCCGCATGTAGAGTTGCTTCATCTCAATTAATTTCGCCTCTAGCTCTTTTCGTATGGTTTCATTGTTCTCACAATTCACCTGTTTTTCTAGCTTGGCAATCTGGTTCACCGTCCACTTTAGGTCGGCTTTTTTCATCGCTCTAAAAAGCATTATTGCTCCTCCAGTGCATCTATAAACAACATTTCACAAGCACACCTCTTGCAAAAACAGTAACGCAATATTTCATACTTCACACGCTCGTAGGATGAGGTGCTATCGTATGCTTGCGACAATGGTGTGTACAATCCGTATCTCCCCGAAACTCTGCACCAAGTACATTGCATATCGGGGAAATCTCTATTAACTTTTTCTAGTCCGTATCCAATCTTTATTTCATTCCAAACTTTGGTACTCATCCGAACCAACCTCCACCCTTGTCGCCGTTCGCCTTGCAAACAAGGCATTGGCTGAAGTCACCGTCGTCCGTCGTTACTTTGTACGCACGAATTTGAACGTGAACACCATCGGGGTGCAACTCGTGTGCTCCACACTTTGGACAGATAAGGCACTGACATTTATTTTCTTTACATTTTGAAGTATCCATTAGGTCTCCTTTGCGTTGTGCCTAGCGTTGGCGTTGTGCCTAGCGTTGGCGTTGTGCCTAGCGTTGGCGTTGTGCCTAGCGTTGGCGTTGTGCCTAGCGTTGGCGTTGTGCCTAGCGTTGGCGTTGTGCCTAGCGGTGGCGTTGTGCCTAGCGTTGGCGTTGGGTGTGCTGCCAACCAGCGAAAAATAGGCCAAAAACAAGCCGATAAACGTAAAAAACCCGATAGGTCTGGGTGACCTAGTCGGGTAAATTGGTGTTGCTTGGTTGGCTATCGGCCAGTGGCAAGCCTCGGCTATTCAGCTGATTTCAGCTTGGTTTGTGCCTTTGCCGTTTGCATAGCAGCAATCATCTTGCGGCTCGCAGCTTGCAATTTTGCGTTCGCTGCTCTGCTTTGTGCTATTAAATCAGCATTTTCCTTCTCAAGTTTTTTAATCTCACCTGCCAACACTTTGTTTTCTGGCTTCTCCATCTCTTTGGAGTAGGCATCTAGGCCGACGAGACTGTCCTGCGAAACAAGCAGCCGTAGTCCGGCTGGTATGTATGCCCAAACTTTTCCACGCACGTTGTCGGGGTTGTTTGTTGCATCGTTAATCAGTTGTGCCTTTGCTTGGTCATAACTTTCTTCAAATGTTATTACCACTTTGCCGTCTTTTTTCACTTTCACACAATACGCTTTTTTGCCTGTCGTGAGGTGCAACAACAGGTCTTTTTTCGCTACTGCCATGTCTTAAAACTCCGTAAAAATAAGGTTATAAACGTGTACCAAGCAAGTGTAATAATACCGCTTGGTATTAACTGTTTTTGGTATAGCGTAGGTTGTGGCGTGTTGGCAATGAAAAAAATGATAGATATGCAGAATTTTTATTTTGCCAGTAAAATTGGCGTGATACAATTAAAAGCCAATGATTACAATAGGTTAAGTAAACATGGGTTGCCAGTAATTACAGTCAGTTAGGGTGTTCAGCCGTTTGCAGTCGTTTTTAGGACTTTTGGCTCTGCCTGTTTTTGGCAATACCCTACTAGGCAACAACCATATTAAAAGCCAAGGCTCACCCGTTGTGTCGGCCACTCTGGGGTGTGGGTGTGCTGCCAGCCACACCTAAGGGGGATCATAACTATTATAAATACAGTGGGGTGAAGAATTATTGACCAGCAATTACAGCACCTTATAATCAACCACAGCAATTACAGCCAGTTAAGGTGGGTGTGTGTCTACCCTAATTCGCTAGGGATTCCACCGACTTCCAATCCCTGAATTAAATCACTGAAAATTCTTGCCCGTTTCCGCCTGTCGTTCTAGCGGGTTATCAGGCCACTCTATTTTCATTAATTTTTTTCATTAAAAGTGCCGTTAAGGTGTATGTGAGGAAAGCAAGGCAACAACAACCAAGCAAACCACACACAACTAGAGGCTGGTTTTAATTGCATGGTGCAAGCAAAGCCACAACACACAACAAGGAGATATCCGTATGAAAAACGTAGCAAGCATCTCGGTATTACAGTCGTTAGAAAGCATCAACCCAGAAACACTTCGCATCGTCGAAGAACCAGCCATACTTGGCTTTGAAAAAGGACACCACGAGTACATGGGGATGCAGATTATGCGGGAAGAAGGTGAGTGGAACGTGTACCAAGGCGAGAAACACTTGTTTGCCGCAACCGACTTGGACGAAGCCGCCATTCTGATTCAAACAATGGTGAACCCAACGCACATCAGCCTAGAAGAGGGTCGCCCTGTTGGACCGCTCGACCTTGCTGCCAACAAGACCAAGGAAGAGTACCTTGCCAACCACAACGAGGTGACCGCCATTATGAGGAAGATTGAGTACTACGACGCAAAGGTGCAAGTAATAGCACACAACGGCGACACCAACGTGTTTCAGTGTGTGGTTATACGCAAGGGACATGGTCTGGAAAAGGACGAGACCATAGAGCTGAGTGCTGGTCGGGTTTTTGCTGGTATGTTCAAAAATTATCTGTGGCGTCGCCAATACCGCAACGACCTACACGCACGTCGTGCCAAGCTCATGGTCATGGCTGCTCAGGCATAGCACACCCTAGGGGTGTGGCAACACACCCCACACCCACAACAACCAACACACACCCTAGCTAGGGTGTGGTTTTGAACGAGGAGGATAGAGTAATGAACACCCACAACAAACAACGGGAATGGATTGCCCGAACAGCTAGGCACGACGCACGACACACCTTGCAAGGCTTTGCCGTTGGCGTTGTGCTATGTACTATTTTTTGGCTAGGTGTGGCGTTGGCTGTTTACCTTTGGTAGAGCCACACCCAACGCCAACCAACCAGCCCGACCACACCCAACGCCAACCAACCAGCCCGACCACACCCAACGCCAACCAACCAGCCCGACCACACCCAACGCCAACCAACCAGCCCGACCACACCCAACGCCAACCAACCAGCCCGACCACACCCAAC